TAGTAACAGAAATTAAAGCTAAATCAGAGTTAGCTAAAAAAGCAATTGAAAAATATGAAGAGTATGGATATAACATTGCATTTACAAATATTGTAACTACATCGCCAGTAGTTAGGGTTGAAATTAAAAATGGGGAAGAAATCGCTATCAATGTAGGTGCAACTACAATGGAAGAAATTGTATTGTTTTTTGAAAACCAAATTAGCGTAGAGTTGCCATAGTATGATGATTGAAATTCAACCTATAATTAATGCGGCATTTGGTGGGGTTTCAGCGGTTGCATTTTGGTTCTTTGCAAGGGTGCAGGACCACGAAAAAAGAATACAAAAAATTGAAGACTTACACACTGCTGGCATTGATGATTTGAAGCAAGATTTAAAAGAAATTGAGGTTAAGTTTGACAAGATGCAAAGTACATTAAATGACTTGACTTTAAAGATAAATACAAAAAGTTATAATGATAACGACTTAGCACTTGCAATCAATTCACTAATTAAAAAAATAGATAATTAAATGAAAGGAATTTTATACAAATACAAATCTGAAATTAGCACGTTTGCGGGCTTATTGGTTGCGGTTGGAACTGCATGGTCAACAATTGATTTTACAGTATTCGAAGCTAGTAAAGATTGGCCTAAGTTAATCATTCCAGCTATGATTGCAATCGGTGGTTATGTAACTAAAATAAATGTTGAGCGTGATGAAAATAACTAAAACAAGTAAGTTAGGAATTGACTTAATAAAGTCGTTTGAGGGGTTAAAATTAAAGCCTTATTTATGCAGCGCAAAAGTCCCAACTATTGGATATGGCACAACTATTTATCCAAATGGTGCAAAAGTTAAATTGACTGATGCAGCTATAACAGAACAAACAGCTGAAAATTATTTAGCACATGACTTAATCTACTTTGAAAAAAATGTTGATGCCTATACAACTGATGCAGTAAATCAAAATCAATTTGATGCGCTTGTTTCCTTCGCCTATAATTGCGGAGTTGGTAATTTAAAGAGTTCAACTTTGCTAAAAAAAGTTAATGTAAATCCAAAAGACCCAACTATCAGCAATGAGTTTTTAAGATGGAATAAAGCAGCAGGAAAGCCGCTAAAAGGATTAACGAATAGGCGAATAGCTGAAGCTAGTTTATACTTTAAATAAAATGATAGTTTTAATAATTGGAGCAATTGTAATTGCATTGGCTGAAATGATTTACACATATTTTTTTAAAAAATAGATAGTTTCAAACCTACTTATTTGCAACAAAAATGTTTATTTAAAATAAATTTGCAATTGTAAAAAGTTTATTTATGTTTGCAGTGTATTTCTTTTAGTCGGGAAATTGAACAAATCAAAAAAGCCTATCATTAATTTGGTGGGCTTTTTTATTTAAGTAGTATTACTATCTTTGCTGAAAAAAATATATGAAAATAATTGGAGGTTATCAAGATACAAGAAATAATAATGAAGATTTAGCTATTACTCCTTATTTATTAGGGGTTCTTTATTGGGGTGACATTAAAGTAATAGGTGTTGGCTTGTGTTGGATTTATTCATCAGTCTATATTGGAGTAGGGTTTAATGTCCCTAAAAACTATCCAACATTTAAAATATTAAAAAGAAAGAATGGATAGTGTAGATTTAGAACGTGCTAGAATAGTGGCTATAATCAAAGAAAAACACGCAAAAAAAGAACGTGAGCAAAAGGAACGATTAGCTGAAAAACATAAACCAAAAAAGAAATGATACAAAAATTTAGAAAAAAACCAGTAGTAATTAAGGCTGAACAATTTGTAGTATGGGACAAAACACACATGCCCCCACTTGTAAAAGTGCATGATGTCACATTCCCTATTTACAGAAATGATAAAGGTGAACCTTATATTGTTATTCCTACACTTGAGGGTCAGCACATAGCTTCTAATTTAGACTGGGTAATAAAAGGAGTTAATGGTGAGTTATATCCTTGCAAGCCTAATATTTTTGAAAAAACTTACGAAAAAGTATAAAATGAAAAAACTAATATTTGCCTTACTATTATTTTCAAGTTGCTACAATCAAAATCAATGCATTGAAAAATTTTGCAACAAAGATACAATCCAAGTTTCAACCATAATTCATGATACGATTATTATTGATTCTATTCAAGTTGATACAGTTTTTAATGAAAGTATTGACTCGGTTTATTTGGTTAAAGATAAGATTGAAATTCGATACTTAAAAAAGTACGGCAAAATTTATCTTGAGGGCAAATGTAAAGGCGATACAGTATTCTACACAAAGGAAGTCTTTATAAATGCACCAGTACTCACAAAAAAGCTAGTATGGTATAAACAGTTAGGCGCTGATTATTGGTTTATTTTGCCTTTAATTTTACTTATACTGGTTGCTATTAAGGTAGTTCGAAAATGGTTAAATGCTCAGTAGTTCGGGAATACCGAACAACTTAAAATATTACTGCGAAATGGTTTTATAGTGAATTGCGCAATAGCTATAATTAACTAAATTGATTTAGCCACAGTAGTTAAAATTCGCCCTTACTTGATTAGTGAGGGCTTTTTTATTAAAAATATTTGTTTGATTTATAGCTAGTTACAATTTATTTTTATTTTATGTTTGGTATTACCAATAGTAATACTACATTTGTAAGGCAATTAAGGCACAGAAATTATGACAACTCAAGAACAAAAAGCAAAAGCAATAAAATTTTATAACCAATTTAAAAACTCTAATAGATTGACAAAAGAATCAATACAAAAAGAGTTAGACCAAGTAAATAAAATAGTAAAAAAAGAGCTTAGATTTTCTAAAGAGTTCAGAAAGATAGACTACTTAAACACTTATTTAAACTCAAGACACTACTACAAACAATTAATATCATTGTTATAATGGTCAGTATATCACACACACCGCAAAATCTATCATATAATCGCTACACTATTGAGTGTAGCGATATAGATTTACTTATTGATGAATGTATTAAAAGAATTAGACCTCAAAGTAAAAAATATTATGAGTCAGAATTAAAAAAAGACTTATTAAAAAGTAAAAAATCATTAATTGATGTACACGCTGGTATGGGAATTTCTTATGTAGTACTGTTAAAAAATTAATATATGAATTATTCAATCGAAATATTAGAAGAAGAAAAACGATAAAAAATAAAATTATGAAAGCAAAAATATACATACAAGACTTAGAAGCCCCTGAAATGAAAGGTAAGCACCTAGCAACGGTAAAAATAAAAGAAATACCGTTTATGCCAAACAGAGAAGTAGTAAACAACGCTATTACACCACTTAAAGAATGGCTACAAAAAACTTATAACACATCATTAATAATAGCAATTGAGGATTAAACCATGAAAAATTTATTAGAAAGAATGAAAGCCGAACCATTGGCAAAATTTAATGAAGCAAAAGAAAAATATGCAATTACTTTTGAAGATGTTGAGCATGATTTAAAAAACAATAAGTTTGTAGCAGATTTAAGATTTGGAACAATAGCCGAACTTAAAATACACGGACTTGTAGATGAAATTACTTACACAACTATTAGAGAACTATTCAACGACTAAACTATGAAACTAGACCAAAAAATAAAAGACCGATTATTAGCTGATAATGCAGCTACATGTCGAATTGCAATTAAAATGAATTGCACCCAACAAAACATCATAAAATTGATTAGAACCGATAGTAGTAAGCTATGTGAGTTAAACTATGCTGTATTGATAAAGGAAAGTTTAAAGCTAAATCCAAAATCAAAAATTTATGTAGAAACAAAAAACGCTCCAAAAGTGAAGCGTTTTAAGTAGAAATAAAAAAATATATGGAAAACATCTTTACAAATGCAAAACTAAATAATTTTTTTAGAAATGCAAGGAAAATCGAAACGCCAAAGGTTTCAAGAATTGAGCAACTTCAAAATAGGTTTGAAAAAATTAATCTTTTAAGAAATTATGCAATTGAGCAAAACAATATTTTAAAAAAGAAACAAGCGGACATCCTGCTATATTCTTTAACAGTTACCTTAAATTTAATAACACAACCTAGAACATGGAATTAACAGCATTGGAATGGCTAGAAAAACAAATTAATAATGGTCAATTTATAACTGACAAGTTAATTCAACAAGCCAAAGAAATGGAAAAGAAACAAATAATAAAAGCGAGAGAAGATATTTATACAACTGGACATCTAAGCGCAGAACAATACTACAACGAAACATTTAATAAATAACATGGAATTAATCAAACGCACAATAATAACTCCAGTAAGCGAGAATTTAAGCCCAATTACAGTTAGCCTACAACGTAACGACATAGGCGAATACATGGTTGTGACTAACCAAGGCAAAGGCAAAGAAACAACTATCTCTTATGCCAATACTCAAAGAGTAGGTTTAGAATGGTATGCCGAAAAAATAGCTGAAACAAAAAAAGGGTTAATTAGTATGGAAATAGGTTTTAAAATTTTAGAGCATGGAAATTAAAACAATATTACAACTAACTTATAATATACGTAGGTGTTTGTCCGAAATTCAAGAACGTAAAGAAGACATTGCCGCATTACACCATAATATTGAAACAGCAAATTTAAACAATGATTTATTTTGCGCTAATAAGTCCAGGTACTCGAAAATAATTGAAAAGGAAAAGATTATTGAATTACAAAAACAGCAAATAAGACAACTAATTAAGCAGTTAAATGAACAGATATAAGCCCACCATCGAAGAAATTAGCGCAAATAGAAGACAACGCGAGGAAATGGCCGCCAAAGTTGAAAGTAAAAAAGAAATTTATGATAATTTAAAAGTTATTTGCAATCGTGATGATAGTACTGAAGATGACTTTGCAGCCTTAGGAGTCGCACGTATAGAATGGCATGATGCAGGCATAGAAAATGAAAGATTTATTGCAGCACTTTACGATAAAAAATAATTTTAATTGGCTGATTTTCAGTATTGTTAAAAATAATGTTTGGTATTACGATTAGTAATACTACATTTGTAACACAATAAACGGAAAACATTATGAAAAATTCAACTAAAACAATCGTATTAAATCAAAACGGTAAAAAAAATCAAACTGTAGTTAATATGTTAAAAAATTGCAGATTTGACAACTCGCAAACTAAAATTTATACTGGCTATTATAGTGGTAGTGGTAGATTTACCACAGCACATAGCGCATTAAAGACAATTGAGGCAATTTTAAAAGCACAAGGATATAAATTTAAAGTAGCAAATGATGCTCCTAAGGGTGGAATAAATGGAGAGCATGCAATTATATCAAAAACAGCATTTAATTTTTTGCTATCGATTAAATGTAACTAACTAATATTTGCAACACAATAAAGAAAATATGGAAACACAATCACAATCAATTAGCGCAATTGCTAAAGCACTTATTAAGGCTCAAACCGAAATGAGTACACCCAAAAAAAGTTCAAATAATCCTTTTTTTAAGTCAAAATATGCTGACTTAAACGAAATTAGGGAAGCTTGTTTACCTGCATTTAATGAGAATGGAATTAGCGTTTGGCAACCAACTATTACAATTGAGGGAAAGCCCTTTGTAAAAACAGTGTTACTGCATGAAAGTGGCGAATGGATTGCAGGCTTTACTGAAATTATTTGCAATAAAGTAAATGATGCCCAATCACATGGTAGCGGTGTTACTTACGCTAGGCGTTATGGCTTGCAAAGCATGGCAAATTTAGGTAGCGAAGATGATGATGGGAATGCAGCTAGTAAGCCAACATCTAAACAAACTGAAACTACTGGCAAAGTTTGGCTAAATCCAAACACGAAGCCATTTGATGATGCTATTGCTTTTATTAAAAAAGGTGGCACAATTGAGCAAATCAAAACAAAGTATTCAATTTCAAAAATTAACGAGGAATTATTAATTAATCAGTCAAAATAATGGAAACAGCAATATCAACACTTAGCCAACTACCTGAAACAAAACAGCAAATTGAAACATTCGCTCATTCTCTTGAACAAGGTTTAAATAATGGTCAAATAGTAGCCTCAGATTTACTTAGGTTTCAAAAAGCAATGGAAAAGGTTTTTGATAAAATCAAACCTACCTTAATTGAAAATGCATTAAATGAAATTTCTAATTACGAAAAAAATGCAGTTATTAAAGGTTCGGAGTTTTCAATAGTTGAAGCAGGGGTAAAATACGATTACAGCGAATGCAACGATGTAGAACATAATAAGCTTACTACTCAAATTGAAGCCCTTAAAAGTACTTTAAAAGATAGGGAAACGTTTTTAAAAGCAATTAAAGCACCAATGCAAATGATTGATGAAAATAGTGGCGAGGTTTACACTATTTGCCCACCGAAAAAAACAAGTACCACAACTTTAAAAGTAACGTTTAAATAATGGATATAGAAAAAATATTAAACAAAAAAAATGGCAAACTAATTAAAAGTGGTGGATGCGTAACAGCTACATTATTTGATGCTGAATTAGATGAATTAGAATTGTCTTTTGATTATAGCCAAAGTGTAAATATTGATACTAAAAATTTATTATATATAACTTTAAGTATTCAAAATTTGCATGATATGATTGACCTTATTGAAAAATCTGAACTTTATTATAAAAAACTAAATAAAGATAAATAATGACACCAACATTTAACATTTATAAGGCTGCTGTAATCTATCAGCAGCCTAAAGTAACCAACGATAATTTAATTATTATCAAAATAAAAGAGGTTATTAAAGAAACTTTAAATATTAGTTGGCCACAAATCAATAAGCATACAAGGCAAAGAGATATAATGTTTGCAAGGCAGTTATTTCAATATTTATGTCACAAGTTTACTCTTTATACTTATAAAGCAATTGGCCAACTTACAGAACATCTCTACGACCATTCAACTGTAATTCATTCAAAAGATACTATTGAAAATGTTTTATGGCTAAAAGATAGGTCAGATAACTTTAGAAAAGTTGAAAGCGCAATATTGCGATTAACTGCTTATACTGGTAAGAAAGTATTATAACGGTCGAGCGGTTGGCGTTCGTTGCCGACCATAATTAACTGATAAATTAACTTAAAAGAATAAATATTATGCAGACAGAAAATGTATCAAAAGAGCAACAAGGCAATGACGCTAACTGTGTGTTAGGCGTAGTACTTTCTGAAACTAAATTAGAAAACGATTATCCTGTTTATTGGGATTATTTATATGTGTGTGATGGTAAAGTTATTAAATCAGATATACAAGGTACGGTTGCTGATTTGAAAAGAGATTTACGTTCACATAGAAAACTTGAAGCAAAGGTAATAACAACTTGTGATATTGAAGGGGGTAGAAAACTTGCTGGACTTTCTTAGCATTACGCCTAACGGTTCGGGTATTGCCGAAGGTGGGGCATTAAACCACCAAAGTTAATTAAAAGTACAAAAGATGAATATAGATACAAAAGTTTATAGAAAGCACGAAACCCCCACTTTTGGCAATACCTTGTTAGGTGCAGTGCCTTTGGTGTCGGAAGTGTATTTAATGGATAACATCGAATTGATGAAACATTACCCTGATAAATACTTCGATTTGGCTGTGGTTGACCCACCTTATGGATTAGGCAAAAGATTAAGCGATGGCGGTGGAAAATTAAAGAATACGCCAATGGCTGAACTTTATAGAGAAAAGGATTGGGATGTTTTGCCAAATTATGAATATTGGACAGAACTATTTAGAGTATCTAAAAATCAAATCATTTTTGGTGCTAATTACTTCCTTGACTTTTTGCCAAATACAAGAGGTTTTATTTGCTGGGATAAAAAACAAGATATGCCAACGCTTTCAGCTTGTGAATTAGTTTGGACTTCATTTGATAAACCTGCAAAGATTTACAAAAAATCAAGTATGGACTTGGAACGATTCCACCCAACGCAAAAGCCAATAGGAATTTATGATTTTGTATTTCAATATGCAAAAGTTGAGGAAGGAATGAAAGTTTTAGATACTCACTTGGGTAGCGGTTCAAGTCGAATAAGTGCTAATAAAAATAAATTGCACTTTGTCGGTTGTGAAATTGACGAGGAATACTTTAACAAACAAAATAAAAGATATGAGGAATTTGTCAGTCAGGCTCGTTTGTTTTAGGCGGTCTGTTGGCATTGCACCTAACTTGTAGATTGGCGAATAAAAAGTATAAGAATGCAGTATTTACAAAAGATAAATCTTGATACAATTATAATTGTGTATGCAGGAGTTAAGCATACTAATTTAGTATTAAGCGATATTGGCTTAATAAATTATGCTAATGGTAAGGTTTATAAACGCCAGTTAAATAGTGGGTGTTATGGTTATTTTATCAATAGAAAATTTAAAGCTGAAAGTAAATTGACTAAATACCCACTTACTAAAATTTTAATAATTAAAGAAAAATTACCATTTTAATGATTGACTTAACTAAAACAGTAAACCTAAAACAGTTTGACACCTACTTTGAGCCATTATTGATTGATGTAATTGATTTTGAAACTAAGGAAATCATATACACAAAAACAAGTATTCCAAAAGTAGCAAGATTACTAAACATACAATCTAGGGTTATTCATAACTTTTTAAGCCGTAAATCTAAAAGAGGTTACTACGAGAATTTAACAACTAAAAAACGATACATTTTTAAACTAAATAAATGAAAGTAAAACCTAAAAAATGTAAGCACTGCGCTAAGTTATTTACACCGATTAGAAGTAGTTTAGAGATGGTTTGTTCAAGTAGTTGCGCTATTGAGTTAGGGAAGTTAAAACCTACTAAAATAAGCAAGCAAACACAATTAGAACAAATTGAAACTAAAAAACAAACCTATGTTAAAAAAGTAAATAAGGTTAAGATAATCTTTCAAAAGTGGATTAGGGAACGAGATAAAAACGAACCTTGTATTAGTTGTGGCGCAATTACTGCTATTGGTTTTGATGGTGGTCATTTTTATAAAGCTGAAAACTATTCAGGATTAATTTTTGACGAGCGCAATTGCTATAAACAGTGCCAAAAATGCAACCGATTTTTACAAGGCAATACACTTGAATTTGCTAATAATTTAAGGTTAAAATATGGCATTGAGTTTATGGAAAAATTAAGGTTAGATGCTTACATTACTAAGGTTAAAACTTGGAGTGATGACGAACTAAAAGAAATTAAAGAAAAATATAAATTATGAAAATTAAAGTAGAAATAGAAATATCGGAAGACTTAGATAGTATCAAATTTAAGTCAGGCAAAAAAACAATCGAATGGAACGATTTAACAAAAGAACAGCAAAAAAGAATAGTAAATTCATTTGCTAATTTTCAATCATTATTTAAAAGATTTATAAAAGAATAATTATGAAAACACCTAAAACACAAAGAGAAGCTATTTTAATTCACCTGGCTTATGGTGGGAAACTAAGCGCAATTCAAGCAACCAAAAAACAATTTGGATATTGTACAAAATTAAGTACTAGAATATCCGATTATATAAAAGAGGGGTTTGTATTTATTAAAGAAAAGAAAACGAGAAAAACAATATTTGGTGAAAGTTGCTATTACCTTGAGTATAGTTTAGACTTTAAAAAAACATCAAAAAAATTAATAAATAGGTTGCTTTATCAATAATTATCTTATATTTGCACTTGTATTAAATAGTTGAGGTCGAAGCCAACTGTTAACTAAATCAAACTTTCACATAAGTAAAAGTATAGATTAAACCCCCTTTTAGCTTCGACCTAATTGGGGGTTTTTTCATTAACTAATTATTAATTATGAATTACGAAAAAATGCCATTTGGTAAATTTAAAGGCACTTTAATTTCAGATTTACCGACAAACTACATTGCATACGCTTTAGAAGAATTTGAATTGCCTGACGAATTAAATGGTAAACTTAAAGATGAAATATGCGAAAGACTTTATTTATTTCCTCAATCAAACAAATCTGAAAAAACTTTTAAAGATGTTTTTAGAAAATTAGCTATTAAGTACCACCCCGATAAAGGAGGTAGCGGTGTTGAAATGAAAGTATTAAATGAATTTCGTGATTTGTATTACATTGATATTCCATTTTAATTATGCGAAAAGGATTTAATTTTTATCGCAGCTATTTTGAAGTGTCAATGGAATTAAAAGATAGTGAATTTATAGACTTTATAAAGGCGTTACTTCAAAAACAATTTAATGGAATAGAACCAACTAATTTAAAAGGCATGGCAAAGTTTGCTTACCTTAGTCAGAAACATTCAATAGATAGCCAAGTCAAAGGTTATGAGGACAAAACAAAACAAAAATTAATACCATTAATAGGGGGTTCGGTAGGGGGTTTAATAGGGGGTTCGGAACAAGAGAAAGAGAAAGAGAAAGTACAAATAAGTAAGAAAGTTATTAAGGTGAGTTTTGAAGAGTCTGAAATATTTGATAAAAACACTTTTAAAAATGAGTTTCCTTTATGGAATACTAAAAAACTATCCTACTACTATGATGCCGCAATAGCTTATTCAAATGAGGGCAATAAATATGCAAATTGGAAAAGTGCTATAAATAATTGGGCTAAACGTGATGATGCACAAGGTAAATTTAAGTTTGAAGCGCAAGTAGTTGACCCTAGAAACCCTAACAATTTACCAATTATCTACTAATGGCAGTTATAACAAGATTATTCGACATTAACGAAAAGGTTTTAAAACTGAGAGAGAATAGCACTGATGAGTTATTGAGTACTGGCTTTAAAACACTTGACTTACTTTACATGGTAAAACCTACTAACACAACTATAATTTATGGTTATCCTAAAATGGGTAAAACTGAATTTTTGTTTCAATTATTAATTAGTTTGAGTTTAAATTATGGTAAAAAACATTTGATTTATAGTCCTGAAAGCGGCAGTAGTGAAGAAATTTATGCAGCTATTATTCATGGTTTAACTGGCAAAACCTTTGATAAACGATACCATAACTACATAACTGAAGCTGAATATTATAGAGTGCAACCATTTGTACAAGAACATTTTATAGTAGCTGAAGATACCGATGAACAAGGTTTAAATTTTGATGAGTACATAAAACTTGTCAAGCAATGCAAAAAAGATTTTGGAATACATACAAGTACTATTGACAATTGGAATGACATTGAGCATGAAAATTATACTAATGTTTCAGACTACTTAAAACGCAAATTGCCAAAGTGGAACAAACTTGCATTAAGCCAAAAAATACATTCGTTTTTAATTTGCCACGCTAAAAACCCAATAGGCTTAAAAAATGGTGAGTTACCAAAAGCACCAACACCTTATGAAATTGATGGAGGTGCGGCATGGCTACAAAAGGCATACAACATGATTTGTATTAATCGTGAGTATGTAGAACTAAATGGAGGTGTTCAATTAGGCAATGAAGTTGATATAATAATCCAAAAAGTTAAACCTAGAATAGTTGGTAAAACTGGCACTTGTAAACTCGATTATGATTGGTTGCGAAAGTGTTATTCAGAAACTTATGATGGACAAATACATCAAATTGAAAGTCCGTTTAAGGAAAAATATAAAGCACCTGAACCAAAACCAAAACAACAACCAATACAAAGTTCAATAAATTTAACCGAACCATTTGAAGATGCACCATTTTAAGCCATGACAACAAAAGAATACAACCAACTAAAAGCACAAACCGAATACATCAACACTTTGCAAAAACAAGAGTACAAAGATTTGAAAGAATTAATGTATAAATTTTGCAGCTTCGCAAATATCCAAACCACTAGCGAACCTTGTTATGTTAATTTGTGGGTTTTAAATAACTTTATAGAAGATTTTGAAGCTAAAGTGATACAAAGTATAGGCGAACGAAAAACACAAGCAGAAAACCACCTTAAAACGCTTTACGATATTCAATCGCAGTATGGTAAGTATTATTTTGAAAGCATAATTTATAGAACTAAAGTTCAAGAATTACAATCCGATGTACTACGAATGAGTAAAAAAATAGCTGAATTGCAATTGGAAAACGATAAATTAAAAAAACTAAACGAATTTTAAAACGCTAATTACTAGCAAGTTAAAAAATAAATAAACTTTTATTTTGGTAATACGAATAGTAATACTAATTTTGAACCTAGATAATAAGAAAAGATATGAAGCAAACATCAATTGATTGGCTAAAAGAACAATTAACAGTTCAAGTTTCCACAGTAAGAAAGTTCAGGAAAAAGACAATAGTAAAACATTTATCTTTTGAAGAGCTATCTAAACTAATCGAAAAAGCCAAAGAAATGCACTACCAAGAGCAAATAGACCTAGTTCAACATTTAAAGGATTATACTTATGAGTCACACAATATTTTAGGATTTGACGAAAGAGAAGCAAGTGAATTTGTAGATATTTTTAACCAAACATTTAACCAATGAAAACAATTTAACACATGAACTTAACAAACAAAGAAAGTAACCTACCATTAAAACCACTACCAATAGAACAGCCAAAAGAAACTACTAGCATATCTTTAGAAAATTGGATTAGAAATAAGCTACAAGAAAATGAAGAAATGCACGACTATTCAATTGCAACTGAAACTGTTAGGTGTATGCTTGACCATCACAAAGAAATTTATGTTGCGAAAAAAGAACCAGACTTTAAAAGTCAAGTAATTGAGTTGATTGAGGGTGAAATTAACGATTTAAAAGTTTACGAAAAAAGGCAAATTGAAATAAATGAATATTATAACAACCATTCATCGGTTGCCAGTAGAATAAAATTTTATAACGATTTACTAAACAAAATAAAACAACTATAATGAGCGCAATACCTAACATATACGACAAGCATACAATGAATACTTTAAATGCTTACTTTCATTTTATAGCAGCTTGCAACTATCTTGATTTGCCAATTAGTGACCGAAAGATATTCACTAACCAAGCATTTATGAAACAAATGATAGCCACACGCAAAGAAGCTAGGATATTCATAACTGAAATTCAAAAAGCCTATCAAGCAAGTGGAATTGACATTAAATCAATTGAAAAAGAAAGCGAAGTAGTATATCAAGCTATGGAAATAATGGAGCAAATGACTGATAAGCTAGACATTAAACCGATAATAAAAGTAAAATTTTAAAAAACATTAACTAAATTTGCAAAATGGAAATAAAAGGAAAACTAATTTATTGCACTAAACACAAACACAACTATTTTGTAAGTGTAGAGAACAACGACTTTATAAAATTGGTATCATGTCGAAAAGATGTCGTATTTGACCAGCTACAATTTAGCAGGCCATATTTTTTAGATTTGGTTAAAAATGGTAAATTGATAATAAGTAAGTAAATGGAAATAGTAAGCATAATTTTAAACAACAAAATATATTTCGAAACATGCCGAAATATAAATAAAAATTATGCTGAAGACATTTATCAAGAAGTGATTGAACAACTACTAACAATGCCGACTGAACGACTGCCAACAAAAGAGTACTTACAGTTTTGGTTTTATTGCACAGCTAGGAATATTATTTCACAAAATGGAAAGTTAGGAAAGTTAATAAGTAAAGATTTCCCAACCGATATTCAATTTGAAATAATAGAAAATGAACAGCATTGCGAAGTTGATTTTGAACTAGACATAAAAAAGATTGAAGCGTTTTTGTTAGGTTTAAACGAGTTTGAAAACAGAATAGTACTTTTATATGCTGAATACAAATCAATGCGAAAAATAAGCCAAATGAGTGATATAAGCTATTCAGCATTGCGAAGTGTAAAAGAAAAAATAAAAAAATTTGCAAATGAAAATATTAATAATAATACCTAGTTATCCAAAAATAAGTGGAGTTGATTACCATCGGCTTTTGCAGCCACATAAGCGAATGGCAGATATGTTTAAGGAGTCGGTAGACATGTACCAAATAAATGAAATTGATACAGCTACAATTGAGTTCTTACAAGGGTTTGATTTAATTGTTGCTAATCGTTTTATTAGTAGGGTAAATGGTAGCGAGTTAATCCAAAAATTAAAAGAAGCTAATGTGCCTTATGTTTTAGATATTGATGATGATTATCGTTTACCCGAATGGCATATTTTAGCACATCAGGCAAAGAGTGAGAGGCACGCTGAAAAGATACTACAAGCCTTGCATTATGCAAAAGCAATAACAACTACTCACGAGTATTTAAGTGGAACATTAAAATTTGAAGCAAGTCAACCGAATGCTTTTGAAATACCGAACGCAATTAATCCAAAAGAAGAACAGTACCAAGTTAAAAAAAGAAACATTGATATTGTTAAATTTGGTTGGAGTGGTTCAATTACTCATTTTGAAGATGTAATGTTAATGCACGATGGCTTACTTTCACTTTATAACCAAGAACAATTGAAAGATAAATTTCAAATTATTTATGGTGGGTACTCGAAAGACGATGAAATGGCTAAAGCAATAGCAGGCGTTATGAGTTGTAAAGGCAAAGCAGCACCTAATCAATTTAGTACTTACCCTAGCGTACCAATAAATGATTATGCAAGGTTTTATGATGAAATTGATGTTAGTCTTATACCATTGCGTGATAACCGATTTAACAAGCTAAAATCAAATTTAAAACTAATTGAAAGTGGATTTAAAAAGAAGGCTTGTATTGTTTCAAATGTTCATCCTTATGAGCCTATGTTAAAACATGGTGTTAATTGTTTAGTTGTTAAGCACAAAAACGATTGGTACAAAAACATGGTTAAGTTAATTGAAAATCCTGCAATGATTGAAGATTTAAGCGAACAGTTATATGAAGATTGCCAAGTGCAACACATTGACAGAATAGCTGAATTAAGATATAAAACCTATAAAAAAATACTAACCTTATGATAGATAAAATTTTATACTGCATTGGAATATCAATGCTTTTTACTAGCTTTTTTAGCTTAACTCAATTACCTAAGTGGATTGATTTTAAACCATTTAATTGCAATGTGTGTTTAACCTTTTGG